CTGGAGACCAGGAATGCTACACTTCACCTCCATCGGAAGCGACTGGAGTCCCTACCACTAGAATAGTAATGGGCCAACGGACAGATGGGTGTTGGCTAAGCGGTAGAGGAATCTGTCCGCGATACATAAATCTGTAGAGAGTGCAAAGCGCTGCATTCTCCACTGGAGGTATTGGTCTTCAAAGACACAGTCAGAGGGACGATCGAGGTATCTCATAGCTTGCTTAACAGTCCATCCAGGGGAAGAGAGGACCTTAGCATCTCTCTCGTCTAACCGCTTGTACTGCAAACGAGCCTGAAACTCAAATGGTTCAAAGTTATCATGAGCAGGTACAATGCGAGGTACATCGGGTAAAGCTCTTGGACTATCAACGTATGAGATGGGGACACTAACAACATACTCACGATACGCCCTAGAGAGTCTATCACTGAGGAGGCGCTGCACCAAAGGATCCATCTGCCTACGTCTGGTGGGCAGTTCAGCTTGTTCAATAACTTTAACAATTTTATGACCCTGTTGTTGTTCTGTATGCCAGAGGCCCAACCCACCAGCTTTGACCGGTGTTGATAACAATGACAAGATGATCGACTTCGAAAACTTGCCCTTGTTTAACCCATGCAGATCTCTAGCAATGGTATCAATGAGAACGATTGGGTTGTACCAGTGCTGATCACATCTATGAATAAACTTTCTCCACATCTCCGCACGCTCTCTAGTGTCCGGTTTCAAGGTTTTATCTCTGTATATAAGCGGCCGTAGTGCCCGCAATGGGTATCTGAGGATACGTCCATCACTTGTGTAGATTTGACGCAGGAATTCTATGTTAAACCTACTTGGATAAGACTTTTCCATGTGTATCTCCTTGTGAATAGTCTTGCCCAATTCCACGGCTCGTGACAACCATGAATCATCATCAACGAAGAATGCGACGTCATCACCTGACGCCACTTCATTGTAAATTGGACCTAGTCTTCTTGACATCCATCTGACTATGGCTATAGAGAGAATGGACTCTATCAGATTAGTCCATTTCCAACCACTCAGCATACCACCTTCCCAGCTCAGTCGGTGTCCTTTGATGTCGATTATGCTGCTCTGAAGACGGGCTAGTAACATCTGCCTTACATCATTCGAAATCCTTGCCTTATCACATAATGCCTCAACTACAATTAGGATCTCTTTCTTTGATATGTTGTGATCAAACTTTGATTGATCAAGTGATAATGCAACACGACCAAGGTCAAAATTCTCTTGAATGGAAGCTCTCCATTGATGTAAGACTTCCGGTGACATACCTGATCCTTTTATCCTCTGAAGCGGATTTAACCTGAGATTTGCTTCCACATAAGACATTAAAATTTGTGTTCCAAGGTCACCGGTGACGATTGATCTCAACTTCCCAGGTTCAGGCTTGAAAGAGACACGATTAACAGGTGGTTGGGCTAAGATTCTATGCAATGGCCAACGTCCATCGATCCAAGTGTATATCTTCTTCGTGCCTTGCAAGCCCCGGACCATACCACCTGCACCTGAAGTGGCCCATTCATTCGGCTTCTTTTCAAACCAAACATCTAAAGTATATTCTGGGGGTGCAGGATTAATAAACATCTCATCGATAACATCTTTTACAAGAGAACGTAATTCTGGAAGATACTCAGGGTTAGAGATGTTCTTTCTTGAGACCCACTCTTTGATATCTGTAACTAGCTCTTCAGGATCTGCGCGAGTAATCTTTGGCCGCAAAACCCCAATCCCAAGCCATTTTAACCTCCGATAGTCACCACTGGCAATTTCACTCCGGATCTGGTTGTCTAGGTCCTTAACTGTATCCGATGTCAGACTATCCTGAATCTTTCGCGGCACTGGCATATTGTAGACTAAACTGAGATTTCTTATTATAGCTTGAGCATTGGACTCCGTCGTTCCTAACAAGGTGAATGACTCAGTATTCATTCTTGTGTAGGTGTGTTTCATGTTAGGGACGAAGATTGGTGTTACCCACCACGGTTTCCCATTAACCCAAGGGAGGGAGTGTGTGTTGCAGTCACACAACTGAGGGTTCGTCACATGTCCATCATGCGAGTACTACCCCACCAGGGTACTTGACGGTTCCCTGGGCCCGGATTGGATACCAAATGCATTAATGGCACATGATTGCTGGACATAGTGGAGAACTTGTAATGCGACCTGCCGTCGCCACATCACAAGTTCTTTCCACTAGTACCAGCAACCGCGACACAAGTTCT